GTACCAGCTAATAGAGTATTTTTAGAATATGTTGCACGACCACAAACGGCAGAAATATTTTTTGAAGATGTTTTAATGGCTATTGTCTTTTATGGCATGCCAATACTTTGTGAAAATAATAAACCTAGACTTTTATATTATTTAAAACGTAGAGGTTATAGAGGATATTCAATGAATAGACCTGATAAAGTATGGAATAAACTATCTGTAACAGAGAGAGAAATAGGTGGAATACCTAATTCGAGTGAAGACATCAAACAAGCGCACGCTGCCGCTATTGAATCATATATAGAAAATTACATAGGACAAAAGGGTGATAGCTATGGTGATATGTATTTTCAAAGAACATTAGAAGATTGGGCAAAATTTGATATAAACAATAGAACAAGATTTGATGCTTCTATTAGTTCAGGTTTAGCTTTAATGGCTTGTAATAAAAACCTATATAAACCAACTCAAGAAAGAACAACAAAATCAATTGATCTTGGTATTAAAAGATATAATAATAAAGGAATAAGATCTCAAATAATATAAAAATGATTAAAAAAGGTATTAAAACCTCTTTCCCTAGTCAAGCAGTTAGTGATGCGGAGAAAATGAGTAAAGAATATGGTGCTAAAATTGGTGCTGCTGTTGAACACGAGTGGTTTAGTAATTATAGTGGTTCAAACAGATGGTCTGTATATAAGGATTCTTTTCATTCATTAAGATTGTACGCTAGAGGAGAACAATCAATAAGAAAATATAAAGATGAATTATCTGTAAATGGTGATTTGTCATATCTTAATTTAGATTGGAAGCCAGTACCTATTATACCTAAATTTGTAGACATAGTGGTTAATGGTATGGCGGATAGATCATATGACATCAAAGCTTACTCACAAGATCCTCATTCTATACAAGAAAGAACAAAATACGTTGAAGATATAACTAGCGATATGAGAACAAAAGATTTTAACGATAACGTTCAAAATACTTTTGGTCTTAATATTTATAAAACAGATAAAAATAAACTACCTGAAAGTAATGAAGAATTAGAACTTCATATGCAGCTTGATTATAAACAATCTATAGAGATAGCAGAAGAAGAGGCTATTAATAGTGTTTTTGATAAAAACAAATATGAATATTTATCTAAAAGAGTTAATAATGATTTAGTTACTATAGGAATAGGTGCTGTTAAAAATTCTTTTAATAAATCAGAGGGTATTAAAATTGAATATGTTGATCCTGCTAATTTAATTTATTCACCTACAGAATCACCTTATTTTGAAGATATATATTATGTTGGTGAAGTAAAAGATATTTATATAAACGAACTTAAAAAAGAATTTCCAGATTTATCAAATGAAGATTTAGAAAAATATAGAAATTTAGGTGGTTCACAAAGAAATACTTCTTCTATAGCTAAAAAACAAGATGATGATAACTCTGTTAAAGTTTTATATTTTGAATATAAAACATATATGAGTGAAGTTTATAAAATTAAAAAGACAGCTTCTGGTGGTAATAAAGCTATTAAAAAAGATAGTAGTTTTAATCCCCCTAAAAATGAAGATTATGAAAAGATAGAAAGAGTTATAGAGGTTATATACGAAGGTGTTAAAATAGTTGGTAGTGGTAATGAAGATATATTAAAATGGGAACTTAAGAAAAACATGGTTCGTCCAAAAGCAGATACTACAAAAGCCCTTATGAGTTATAGTATTTGTGCTCCTAGATTATATGAAGGTAGAATAGAATCATTAGTTAGTCGTATTACTGGTTTTGCTGACATGATTCAATTAACTCATTTAAAACTACAACAAGTAATGTCTAAAATGGTGCCAGATGGTGTTTATTTAGATGCTGATGCTTTAGCTGAAATAGATTTAGGTAATGGTACTAATTATAATCCAGCAGAAGCATTAAATATGTTTTTCCAAACAGGTTCTGTTATTGGTAGATCAATGACTCAAGATGGTGATATAAATAGAGGTAATATGCCTATTCAAGAGTTAAATACTAGCGGTAAAGGTGGTAAAATACAAAGTTTAATTCAAACTTATAATTATTATTTACAAATGATGCGTGATGTTACTGGTCTTAATGAGGCTAGAGATGGTACTATGCCTGATAAAGACGCATTAGTTGGTATACAAAAAATAGCAGCTGCAAATTCTAATACAGCTACTAGGCATTTATTACAATCTAGTTTGTTTTTAGCATTATCTACAGCTGAGTGTATTTCTATGAGAATTTCTGATGTTATAGAATATTCCCCTACAAAAGAATCATTTATAAAATCATTAGGTAAATTTAATGTTAGTACTTTAAAAGAAATGGCAAATTTACATTTACATGATTTTGGTATATTTTTAGAACTGGCTCCTGATGAAGAAGAAAAAGCTTTATTAGAAAATAATATACAAATGGCTATTCAGCAACAAAGTATACATTTAGAAGATGCTATTGATATTAGAGAGGTTAGAAATATAAAACTTGCTAATCAATTATTAAAAATAAGAAGAAGAAAAAAACAAATCCAAGATCAACAAATAGCAGAAAAAAATATTCAAACTCAAGCTGATGCTAATGCTGCTTCTGCTGAAAGAGCAACGGCTGCTGAAATGCAAAAGTCTCAAGCTTTGGCCCAAACTGAAATGCAATTAGAACAAGCTAAATCTCAGTTTGAAATGCAGAAAATGGAAAGAGAAGCTCAACTTAAAAAAGAACTAATGCAATTAGAATTTGAAATGAATATGCAACTAAAACAAAAAGAAGTTGAGGCTTTAACACAAAGAGAAAAAGATAAAGAAGATCGTAAAGACGAAAGAACTAAAATTCAAGCAACTCAACAAAGCGAGATGATTGAACAAAGAAAACAAGGTACCGCACCAAAGAATTTTGAATCAGCCGGATTTGATAATTTGGAGGGATTTGGTTTAGAGCAATTTGAACCAAGGTAAATTTTATTAATTATATAATATTATATTATGGCAAAAACTGAAAAACAAGAAGAAGAAGTTATTCAAGAGGTAAAAACAGAAGAAACAACACCTGTTGAAGAACAAAAACCTACTGAAGAGAAAGTTTCTTATAAAGAGGTAACAGATGATGGAACTATAAAGTTAGATCTATCAAAATTTAAACAATTTCAAGAACAAGAAGGTGAAACAGAAGACACTAAACCAGAAGCAGATGAAGAGGTAAAAACTGGTATAGAAAAAGCTGTTGATAAAAAAGAAGAAGAAGAGGAAGAAGTTAAAAAAGATTTAGTTCTTGAAGAAGTAACTGAAGAAGAGGTTACTAAAAACGAAACCACAAAGGTTGAAGATAATGTAGTAGTTGATGAGGTATCACCTCCACAACCAGAAGTTATCGTTCCAGAAAATTTGCAAGATTTAGTTAAATTTATGGAAGACACGGGTGGTAATTTAGAAGATTATGTTAGATTAAATGCTGACTATTCAAATATAGATGATAATGCTCTTTTAAGAGAATATTATAAAAATACTAAACCTCATTTAGATATGGAAGAAATTAACTTTTTAATCGAAGATAATTTCCAATTCGATGAGGAATATGATGAGCCAAGAAATATTAAAAAGAAAAAATTGGCTTTCAAAGAAGAAATTGTAAAAGCTCGAAAGCATCTTACTGGTTTAAAGGATCAGTATTACAAGGAAGTCAAGTTGGGTTCTAAGTTGACCAGCGAGCAGAAAGAAGCGGTGGACTTTTACAATAAATACAACCAAGAACAAGCTGCTAATAGTGAAATTCAAAAAAGACAGTTTGAACATTTTCAAAAATCTACTAACAACGTTTTCAGCGATAATTTCAAAGGTTTTGATTTTAATGTTGGAGAGAAAACTTACAGATACAATATTAATAATGTTCAAGATGTAAAAACTTATCAAAGCGACATAATTAATTTCGTAGGAGAGTTCCTAGACGAAAATAGTATGATGAAAGATGCTAAAGGATATCACAAAGCTTTATATGCTGGTAGAAACATTGATAAAATTGTTAAACATTTTTATGATCAAGGTAAAGCAGATGCTATAAAAGAGTCTAGTGTTAATGCGAAAAATATTGACATGTCTCCGAGAAAAGCTGCACCTGTTGTTGATGCTAGTGGTGTAAAGGTTAGAGTATTAGGTGGCGATGATATTTCTGGGTTGAAATTTAAAATTAATAAATAACAACTTAAAAACAATTAAAAATGGGATTTAATACGTCTTTGGGGTTGGCTGGTTCATATGACCTAACAACTCCATCCCCAGTAGTAAGTAATAACAATTATATTGATTTTACTTCATCTGCAACAGCAGGCTGGGCACAACAATACATGCCAGAAGTTTACGAAGCTGAAGTTGAAAGATACGGAAATCGTAGACTAGGTGGATTCCTTAAAATGGTGGGGGCTGAAATGCCTATGGAATCTGATCAAGTTGTATGGTCTGAACAAAACAGACTTCATATTGCTTTAAAAAGCTCAGGAGCAGCTGGTAGTACTACTAGTGTTCAATTAGAAGGTACGGGTGGTAATATATCACTTGGATCTGCTAACTCTAATCCATTTAGAGTAGGTAATACTGTAATCGTTACTGATGCGGCAACTGGACTTAAAACACTTAAGTGTTATGTTTCAGCTACGTCTGGAGTTGCTACTGATGCTGGTAGTAATAACATAACTATACTTCCTTATACACAATCTGATTTATCAGGTGGTGATGGTAGTGCTGTACAATTTAATGATAATGATCAAGTAAATTTATTTATTTATGGTTCTGAATTTGCTAAAGGTTCTGCTTCTATGGGAGATGGGACTAATTCAGGCGACGGTCTTAAAGCTGAGTTCCAACAGTATACTAATAAACCAATTATTATAAAAGATCACTTTAGAATCTCTGGTTCTGATACTGCTCAAATCGGGTGGGTTGAAACTACAGGTGAAGATGGATCAGTTGGTTATTCTTGGTATTTAAAATCTGCTGGTGAAACTAGAATGAGATTTGAAGATTACGTTGAATTAGCTATGGTTGAAGCTGTTGAGGTTACTGTAGCTGCTTCTACTGTTGATAGCACTATTGCTGATGCTGGAGACGCAACTGGTTCTCAGGGTCTATTTGACGCTATTGAGAATAGAGGTAATATCTTTGAAGATCTAGCTTCTTTGGCTGATTTTGATCTAGTACTTAAAAACCTTGATAAGCAAGGTGCTATCGAAGAAAACATGCTTTATGTAAATAGAGATTTAGCTCTTACAATCGATGATATGGTTGCAGGATTAAACTCTAACTACCAAGGTGGTGCTTCTTTTGGTGTATTCTCTAACAGTGCTGATATGGCGCTTAATTTAGGTTTCTCTGGATTTAGAAGAGGTTCTTATGACTTCTATAATC